CGTTGTGACACATTCATGGAACCACCAGCAACAACTCTCAATTGCAATTTGAATGTCCCTGCTATTCCTGTTGAATCATGTCTTGAAATATTAATTGTTCCAGCACTACGTGAATTCCCCTGTACGGTAATGTTATGTGTATGGGCGCCTCCTTCCGACATTGTTACATTACCACTCAAACTAATACTGTGGCTGTGTGACCCACTGTTGTTTGTGTTGCCATTAGCACTAAATGAATGGCTATGGAATGTACCACCCGCATTAGTAGAACCAGTTGTTCCACTTACATTGTAGCTATGGCTATGTGAACCATCTTGCCCGGTATTACCTGAGACATTTACAGTTGAACCATTGTGATTGTGCGAACCGTTTGCATCAGTAATTAAAGCAACTGAATTATGCTCAATGAAGTGAACTTCCAGATCCTCAAAAACAACCTGATCATTTTTGAGAACACGACAATAGACCTGCTGTTTCGGACTGTAGCCAGTAAAACTAAAGACAGCGCCAAAGGTTAAAACCGTATGTCCCATGTGAGAAGGGACATTTAACGTCTGAATAGTGACATATTCAGTATCAACACCCACTGAAATTTCGGCAAATGCAGATACTGGAACAGTCACGGCATTATCAGCAATCTTTAAAGTATCAACTGCAAGATCAGCAATTTTACCTCTTGTCACAGCAACATTATCAATCTGAGCACTTCCAACTGCTAAATCTGCAATCTTACCGCGCTCCACCGCCAAGTCTTTAATATGAGACGTATCAACGGATTGATAATCCATAAATGCGGCTTTCAGATAAGCAGCAGGTGGAAAAACCGTTCCAGTTAATGGATCGGTAAATGATGTGGTACGGAAAATAAATGGATAAGATACGACACCATTACTACCATTACCGATAGCAACAGAATCAAAGTTGAAAATAAACTGAGACTCTACACCATCATTGGCACCACCCCAGCCTGCAATTTTGCCATTCACATCAAGCTTAATGAACTTTTGTGCATATAGCCCATTGACTGATTTAGTGACCTCTTGAACAGCAGCTTTATTACCATTCAAATCAGTTTGAATTGTATCTGTACGAATTGCTTGTGCTAAATCACTTTCAATACGCGCTGACTGTTCAGACCAGACACCCGCATAGCCTCCCTCATTACCAATTAACTCGGATTCCGAGCCGATTAAAGGCGGGTTAATTTGAGCATAGACACCATCAAGTCTGATCGTTTGGGCATTAACTTTGTCATCTACATTCTTAATATCAGACTTAACTTGCTCAAGTTCACCAGTTGAAGCTTTATCGTCAAGCTCAAGATTAATTGAATCAATTGCTTCAGCATTTGCCGAAGACTGATCTACCGCGACTTGTGCAGATTGGCGTACCGTGGCTAAAGCACTATCATTGCTAGCAATATAAGTATCAATCTTTTGAACTGTTACTTTGTCACCCTCTATACGCGCTTGAACCTCTTGCTGAGCGTACGCACGTAAATCATTTACTTCAACAACGGTTGTATCAATGCGCTTACTAAGTGCCAAGTCTCCTTCGATCATTGCCGATTGAACAGACCATGTGCCAGCAAAACCTTGATCGTTACCAATTAGATCTGATTCAGAGCCAATCAATGCAGGATTCAGTTGTGCATACACACCATCTGTTTTTTCAGCAACTAATGAAAGATCATCTGCAACAACACGAATATCTTCCTGAACCGCCGCAAGACCATCATCACTTGATTTCTTGACCGTTTCTACAACTTCAAGAACACTTTCATCACCATCAATAATTTGCTGTGAAAGGCCATCTGAAGCTTGCTGAATAGCGTTTTGACGATCAATGACTTCTTGTGCAATCCGATCTTTCGTATTCTGAATATCTTGCTTAAGTGGACCTATTTCAGCATCAATAGTCTCAATATGATCAATCTTGGTTTTAAGATCCTGGTTGAGCTGAGACTCACTGATTTGATCATTTAAAAGCTCAAGAACATCTGTTGCATCGGCAGAAGTTGTCGCATGAGTCCAATCCGACCATGGCCCAATATTTCCAATCCTATCAATCAAACGCCCCCGATAAAATTGAGTCAGATTTGGCTGTAAACCTTGCAGAGTATGAGTCGTTGTTGGATAAGCGAATAAGCCCAATTGAGCAATGTTGCTAGTACCATCCGGTGAAACTTGGATTTCTGTATAAGCAGTATCAAGCGCACCAGTTGCAGGGAAGCCCCAATTTAGGCGCATACCAAACAAAATACCTGTTGCTTGGATGAACGCTAAAGCTGGTGGCAAACCTTGCTTGCCATTAAGCTTAGTGACAACTGAATAAGTCGGTAAAGATGAAATATCCGAAGCATTAACCGCTGTAACTTTTGCTTGATAGTTACCAGCATAAATACCCGGCACCTCAATTGAATTATTACCCGTGATTGGTAATTTAAGCCAACTCCCATCATCCTTGCGCCATTCAACCTGATACTTAACCGCACCTTTTGCTTGTGTCCAAGACACAACCATAGTGGCAACATTAATACCTTGATCTACCCGATCTTCGCTTGTAATAACAATATTTGAAACTGGTTCTTGAATATTGGGATTAACAATTGAAATTGGCACATCGATATAATGAGCACCATGATCGATTGCATCAAACTTTTTCGGATTGTACTCAAGCGCAGTAATAGTAAATTGATGTGAATCACTTTGAACTACTGACAAAACCCTAAATTTAAGCGTTGCCAAATCTTGAGCATCAATAACCCAAACGTTTTGAGGTGCAATTTCATCAAAAGCTACAGTAACAGTTATGACTCTACCTACAATTGATTGAACAATACGTGTTTGAGCTTTCCCGTTTTCACCATTAATTACTAGACGGTCCCCAGCTATTGCAACAACGTCATCACGATCAAGAGTAATGCTTTTTCTATCTGCTGAAATTGCAGAAATGCGACCACCGTTTGCTCTTCCAGCAAAAATAGGATCTGCAAATTCAATCACTTTACCCGGCAAAGGAATATGGCCGTCTAATCCAACTTTAAAAGTCACAGTACGTGTTTCAAGTTGTTCAGACTTTAAAGCCCACAAGCCTGCTCGTTGTGCTTGCCCACGCGATGTGCACCCCCACGCATCAAGTTCAAGTAAGCGCACCTGTTTCATTTCAGAAATGGCTTTCTCATCACGCACAAATTCATATTCAGTCTTATAGTGATTGGCTGGGTTATCCCAAGCTACTTTTACTGCATTATGTCTATCACGGGCGCGTGTACCATTATGATCCGGCTCCCCGATAATATTGGCACGCGTATAAGTGAAATAGGTATCTTGTGGAATATCAGCATCACAAACAATGCTATCCCCATCCCAATAAGTAATAGCTCGAAAAACACCAGCTAATTTTGTAAGAATGCTATAAGCATCTTCAGCGCTCTGAAGATAAATGTTACATGTGAAACGTGGTTCTTGACCGCCCAACCCGTCTGGTACCAACTCATCACAGTATTGGGCTAAACGGTATAAAGACCATTTATCAAGCATTCCATCTGTAATTCGCTCACCAATTCCATACCGCTTAGATGTGCAAAGATCATAGTAAATCCAAGCTGGGTTGTTTGAATATGCGCGTTTAAAAGTACCATCCCACATGCCAACATATTCGCGGGTTTCAGGGTTGTAGTTCGTTGGGACTTTGATTTTTACACCCTTCAAATCAACCGCTAATTTTGCGACTGATCCACCGAATGTTTCAGCATCGTATTGCAGTGAAACTAATGCTGTATTTGGATAGCGTAATTTAGCGTCTATAACTTCAGTGACAGCCTTAACATACATTTTGTCGCTGATATATTCGGATGTTGAGTTGGGAGTAATTCGGCGAACACGAACGAGCCAGCCTGAATCGGCTTTGGGTAAGTCAATACGATGTGGACGCTCATAATTATCAGATGTTTTATCTGAAATTTTTGCTCTTAATACTTCTGACCATGCTCCGCCATCAGTTTGCAAGTCCACCGCGTATTCAATGGTATAGCCAGTAACATCACCCGTTGTTGGGTCTTGGTTGCGTAGTGGCCCCCAACGTAAACGTAAACGTACTGCATCAAGATCTAGGTTGTTAAAAGAGCGCACCCAAGGTGTAGATGATTTAAGCTCTACGTCAATCGGGATTTCATTTTCAACTGCAGGGAAGCCTTCAATGTATTCTTGATCGTTTGTTCCGGATCTAAAATTAACAGTAACGTTTTCAAAGTTCTTGTTGCCGTTTTCATCTTGCAACGGAGTATCTTCAAGCAAAATTGATTGATAGCCGTTTGCTAATCCCTCGACTTCACCCTCCGCTAGACCAATCAACTCTTTAATATAAGTTTTAGATTGTGCGGAGTCCGGTGCAACTACTGGTTGTCTTGGTTGCTGATTTCCCTTTTTAGCGCCTTTTACCATCGCTGTCATATCAAATCCCACGCAATAAAAAAGGCGCCAAAAAGCGCCTATAACTAACTTAAAAATTACATCTGATCTTCTGGATATTGACCAGCACTTAATACGAAGCCGCCGACTTCACGTCTACCATAGAGAATCGGTACTGGATAACCTTGAGCGGCTGTTGTAACCGCACTACCAAAACCAAAGTTTGCCCGGTTCCCGTCTTGGTTTTGATTTTGATTAGTTTGGGCTTTCGGCATGAGCATTGATGCAACACCTCCCATAGCCATGCCTGCACCAGCGCCAATTAATGCAACACCGTAAGCTGAAGACGTACCACCAGTCATCACACCTGCAACAATCAGAACTACTCCAAGAACTAATTGTAAGACTCCACTATTACCACCAGCTCCCATTACACGCGGGACGATGTGAATAATGTCGGCTTCAGTATTCATGTCTAGCTGCTCTTCACCGATATTGTCACCAGTGATTAAGCGCTTTGTTTCATGATCGTAAATTGCTGGGCGTTTCTTGCCTCGCTTATTACTCGAGTTCTTTCCTTTTAGAAACACGGCAAAGCGTAGGCCCTGCTCATGTGCATGCAACATAAAGTGTTCAAAGCCAGCGATCTGAACAGATAATGCACGCATGGCTTCACGTGTATTTGCGACATCGAGCTTAAATTCACGACCGAACTTTTGCCCCAAGATGCCGTACAACTTAATTGTTTTTAACATCTCTATGCCTCAAGATTTTTACCGTGCGATCTTTCCACTGTTGGCCATAAATTTCGCGTACTGACTTTCTGTTATACGGATGATGAAGGATTAAACTTGAACCGATGCAATGCTCAGTTTGTTCCGATTTAAGCTGCCCATTATTACCCAACCATATAACTGCATGATTTGGATGTTCTGTACGTCCAACCCGACAAACCAACATATCGCCATATTCTGGTTTACCAACTTCAAAGAAACCTGCTTTTTCGTAATTTTCAAGGTAAAGTGATGGATGGTCTTTATCTTCCCACCATGCATCATCCCGCTTAAAATCCATAAGCTCTATACCTAATTCACGACTATAAAAATCACGTACAAGCGCATAGCAATCTTGCCAGCCATGAAAATAATTACGCCCCACTAAGGGGGCGCGATAACCGCAAGGCTCGTAGACTTGAAAATCAAGATCCGGATACGAACAAATTACCCACGGCTTTTGATGTAATTCAATTTGAATTAAGTCTAGTTCTGAGGCTCTTGTGGTTCCGTCAGGGTGTGAATGCACATACGCTAATATCTCGCCCTGGTCTTCTGCTATAGCTAAATCTTCTGGATGGATTTCGAATTGATCAGAGTTTTTAGAAATATTGCGACAAGGAATATATTGCTTATCAATAATCACCCCACAGCACTCGTGTGGATAGCATTCATCCGCATGGGCCATGATTGCTTTTTTAAGTTTTGCTGTAAGCTTCATTTAGAAAAACCCCTTACAGTTTCCACATTTTGTGCACTTCCGCTGCTTTTGAGTTGGATAAGTAAGATATACTTGACCAGTTGGTTCAAAAATCCCGCCACAAGGGCAGCTAAATTTAATTAAATAAGCTTTTTTCTCTTTAATCTTTCTTAACCTTAGAATGACAAAGTGAACCGCATAGCTTAGAAGATGAATGATTAGCGTCCCTACCATCCCATAAATTATTCCAAGTAAGATATTCATAAAACCTCACAACATGCTTGAAGCTGGAAACCCGCCAAAAGGTAAAGGCTTGTTTTTACCAGATCGACATTCACAACCAGATAATCTGTACGAGCAACGATCTAAAGCAGGATTGTCTGTAGGCTCATCTTTCTCAGTAAACATTGCGGCCCCAGTGTAACCACACTCTTCCCCGCGATATTCCCAACTACAATAAGAAGTAATTTGACGTACAGGAATTTTCAAACCTTCAAAATCAATTGGATTTGAAAGTTCAAAAGTAACCTGCTGGGCATTTTCCGATGTTTTCTGCTCTATAAACCAAGTTTGTTCTTTAGACTCATTCGATGCTGAAGGATTGCCTGCTGTGAAGTTTTCGGCATCTAGATATTTAGCCAAAGTAGTAATAACTTTTAGCTTTGCACCTGCAAAATCTTTAAATTGCAGACAATAAGCAGAAACAGCATGTTGAATACCGTTAATATTGTTTGCCATTGTCAATGTCGGCGCTGAAGCTTTACCTGTTGAACTCATTTCAAGGCCACTTACTTCGAGTGCCATTGGCTCAAATACTTGACCTTGCCAAATAATATTGCGGTTCCATACTTTCTGATCACCAGCATCAAAGACTTTACCAATGCTGCCTGTATCTGCACCGATCAATCCATCTGAGCCAATTGAAGAGTAGATCTTCTCCCAGTCTTGAAAAGAAATGTGGCCATGAAAACGCAAGATGCCAGCTCCAAGAGAGCTGGCATCTAGTTCATACAAATGGATTAATCCATCTACATATAACTTTTGAAAATCACTATTCAGACTCATGAATTACCTCGTCATAAATAGGATTTCCGTCTTTGTCCATAACTTGAACATCGTCAAAAACTGGATTTCCTTCACTATCAACCGCCTGTACCCATTCAAGAACTGGCTCACCTGCTTCATTCATAACAGGTTGTTTAGTAAGAGTTGCCATTCCAGATGAATCGGTCACTAGATAAGTTTCTTTTTTCTGGAAAGGTTTTCCATCTACCATTACAACTTTACCTTCATCATCAATGAGTTCAGTTAAGCGGGTCATGAAGGTTGGTTGCATTGAATATTTAATTTGCTGAACCATGCGTGGTTTTCTTTCAGTACGCAATATTGGGATTACTTTTGGCTTTTTGATTTCATTTAAACGAATATCAATCCAACGTGGTTCACCGTTTACATTACTTGGAATATCAATAGGGGCTTCTAGATTTGCAACAATGTCGCCTTCATCATTTAGCGTTTTCTTAAAAGTTTTAATTTCAAGATCACCATTTCCTAGCGTTTGATATTCAACTGCACAAATCTTGTTGCCGTGTGTATCAGTCGGAATTTCTATCCACCAACCTTCTTTTGCAAAACCTGACGATCCTTTTATCAGATAATGACCTACATCGATTTTTTCAAAAGTAATCGGTTGTTCGGTAGCCTCATCATTAAGTTCAATTTTTTCAGCAAATAATTTAATAATTGGCGATGCAGCTTTTATAAAACCATTACTATCAACTGTTGTGATACCAGTGTGCCACAAATCGACTAATTGCAACGGATAAGCATCACTTCCAAGTCCATGGACAGCAAAAATTCGTTTATCTGTAGTTGACCCACCAATAGCAAAAAA